CTCTGAAGCGCGTTCAGTCCTTTGAACACGGTAACTGAGCCGAAAATGCTGTCAATATTTTTATACACCTTTTTCTCAATAGATTTGATGTATCTACCTAACTCAACTAGGTACGTTGCATCACGTGGTTGGATGATGCGCGGAGCGGGGTCCTTCTTCAATGTGAAATTATATTTCTCAGTTTTAACAAAAGCTTTAACTCGTGCACATTTAGCGGTAAAACCATTGCGCTGCAGCCAATCTGATGCATTCTGGTAAATTGTCCGTTTACGACCCTGGTATGATGACACGAATTGGTGCCTCTCCATCGGGGTGGTTACTCTGGCCAGTTTATCCATAGCATCCTTGAAAGGTTTTAGCTTAGCTGAGAATTTAGACTCACTTGGTCTGTGGGGGGTAGTCCAGCCTACCACTGGGTCTTTGACGTAGTAGACTCTCTCCTTAAGGGCCCGTTCTATAGTTGATATACGGGAATTGTAGACTCGGAAATCATGGTGTGCGGCCATGCCGGTAAACACGAATGATTTCTTCGTCTTGGTTGGTGTGACCCCTGTCTTTACTACCACCAGGTCGCTATGGTCGGGACACAATGATTCGGGTGAATCCATAGCTGGTAGTGGACAGAGGCCCCATCAAAGGCTGTCAGCCGGTTCGTACCTACTACGCGTAGATCCGAACCAGTTAAACAACCAGGGGGTGCTCCTTGTGGTGTATTGCTTCTTAGCTTCATCACGACGATACCCGAAGGCGGCGGATTGTCTGATCCTAAGACCAAGCAATTCACTGTCGGATGGAACAAAGAACAACTCAAGGAGTAAGGGCAACATGGCTGCCTGGTGCGTTGGACGCAAACCATGCTCAGTCATGTGCGCGGTAAAGAACCTTGATAGACATATCCTGTCAGCTCTTGTGTCTTGCATGAGGGGATATTTCAACTTGGCCTCGCTTATCACCTCAGCCATGTAACTCGGATGCATTCGCTTAGGAGTTACAATGGCTTCATCGATGAAAGGAGCTTCATTGACAGCGTCTATAAGGTCTTGGGCGACCTTTTCGTCCTTCTCGCTAATGGTGGGTGTTAGAAAAGAAGAGACGAGCCCTTTTAGATATGTGGAAGGGGATTTTAGTCCAGCCAACCGCCATGGATTGAATGGAGCTAAAATATCAATAGATAACGCCCCTTTCAAGTCGGACAAGACGTAGTCCTGGACGACTGAAGGGTCGAAATAGTTACCATATGCATCATCAATGTCACTATTTCCTGTAATCGGAGAATTACGGGGAGTGTCGCTTAATGTGCTACTCATGTTTTCGGGACTGTTCACAACAGTCCCTATTGTCATACTATCTTCGTTCGACATTCTTAT